GATCAGTCCCTGTTTTCCCGTGCGACGCGCTTGGCGGTCAGACGAGCGATCAAATGGCTTACAGTCATCTCACTCGGCAGCAACGGCATGCCGGAACCCTTTGCCAGCGGAGCCCGCTTGACCCAAGGCCGGGACATGACAGCATAGCGCCAGTCATCCGCAGCGTGGTCTTCCGCCTCTGTGTCCAGGTCTTCCGCCTTATCCTCATCATGCTGGAGCGTCGGCAGGGTGCGGATCGAATCTTCGCAGGTCTCGCAGACGAACACGCCGGGGTCCGTGAGGTTCCTGTAATCGGTCGGGTCAGCCCCCTCGAAAAGGGGGATGCCGCCGAGAAGCATACGCAGCTGCTGCCAGCCAGGCTCACGCTTGTTGTCCGCTTTCTTCCACATGCAGCCCTTGATCATCATGGATTCGGCAATGCTGGGGCCGCCGTTCCGGATGAAGATGGAAGGGTCGGCCACGCCGTAAGTCATGTGCTCGCCGCGTTCCCGCTGCATGATGCCTTCGGCGACCAAGCCAGCGTCCATCTTCAGGCCTTTGTTGGCGGAAGTGGAGCCGTACCACTCGCGATAGCGGAAGAGAGCTTTGTCAGGGAGTCCCCAGGTTCCGTCAGAGACTGCCCACCAGCCGACGGAGAAGGGCTTGGCGGAACCCCAGTCGAACGACCGAAAGCGGAGGGCGTGTTGCGGAATGCGATCCACAAAGTCCATGGGCTTGACCAGAAGGTCACTATTCCAGTTGTCGAAGAACGCTCCATCAATGATGCTCCAGTCGCCGTTGAGCCACGCCTTGACGAGGGCCGCCGATCCCGACTGCCGCAGGCGCAGCACGTAGGTCGGGTCGTTCTTCATCAGGAGCTGGTTGTCCTTGATCTTCGACGGGATGAAGACGCGGGACAGGGACACGGTTTGCTTGACGTGTTCCCCTGTTTCATTGTCGATGTACTCGATCTCAGTCGATTCCGTGAGGATTTTGTAGCCTCTTGGATCGGGGTCGATGTACCGACGCTTTACCCAGTTGTGACCAGCGCCGCCAGGGTTGCCAGTAAGGCGCATCCCAACAGGGACGCCAGCACCAGAGCGCAGAGTGGCCCGAAGCTTGTCGATAGGTCCGGAATTGGGGAAGTTGGTGACTTCTTCAACGTAGACGCGGGTGTAGGAGTGGCCTTGGTACTCTTCAGCATCTGAGTCCTTCTCCAGGTAGACGAACCGCAAGCGTGCTCCGTTCGACATCGTCCAGGTTTTCTGCTGGATATTGTACTTCGCGCCGAGCTTGGAAAAGATTTGCTGCGTCCGGGCGATGACTTCCGTCAGCTGAGTCAGTTTCCGTCGAACAAAGATTCCGATGGCGTTTTCCCCATACCGCGCACTGTGGTCGAGCCAGTCGCCGATCGAGGCTTCAGTCTTCCCACCACCCCGCGCACCGCCGTAGAAGACCTCGAACACCGGGCACGAAATCAGGGCGGTTTGCGGCCCCGGCTGGGGCTTCCAGATGATCGAGACGCCTTCGGCGATGGCGGAGAGCTGGGACATTCGACCTTAAACCACATCCCCAGCGGTGTAAGCCGTGGTGTTGGCAGGACGGGTGATGGTGGGTTGAGACTTGTATGCCATTTAGGCTCCGTTAACGAGTGAGCGGGCGAAGAAGTTGTCGAACCGACTGGCCGTGTTCTGCGTCTGGATTCCAACCTTCGTAGCCGTGTTGTTGAATGCGTCCGTGCTGTAGTACGCTGCCTTACCGGCAATCGTCACCGTCAGGTCACTTCCACTGCATCGCACACCAACGCGAATAGATGTTGGAGAGTCGTAGAACACCCATACGCTCGTTCCAGTAACGATTGCCGTTGCCACACCGGCGACGATTTTCTCCAGCTTCAAGTCGCCACCGTTGAAGCCCAAGCGCCAAAAGTTGTTTGCATCGCTGAGGCGAAACACCAGCCAAGTCTGAGTTGCCGCCCCTGTGTGGGTCATGTTGACTTCAAAGTACCCGTTGGCTAAGTTCGTCTCTACGTAAGCCCGTGTGTTCACCGCCGTACTGGCTGCGGCCTTTCCGGAAACGATGACGGGAGCGCCCACGCCAGTGACCCACGCTTGGCCCGTTGTTGCATTCCCTAGAACGCCATCTGTTCTCTCGAATCCGTCACCAACAACATAAGGAGCTGCGCCAGTCAGGGCTCTAGTGGGTTCGGCCACGTAGCCGTCGTAGTCGAACTGGACAAGCGAACTCTTCCCTAGCTTGTAATGGCTGTCTGTCGTGGTCCCTGTGTAGATCAGGTCAAACGCGGTCTTCCCGTCAACTGTCTTCGGAATTAGGCAGGAGCGATATTGCTGGACATGGAATGACCCGGCCAGGGGTATCGGGCCTTCCGCTGCGCGGGCGAACACCAAACCATCCCTGGAGGTGTGTAGGTACAGGAGTCCGGCAACCCCGATGGAGTAGTTCAGCAGAAGCACCCATTGCTTCTGCACATACTTGGCATCCAAGTGCCAGAGCTGATAGCCATCTGGGGCCGTTACAGAGCAAACCTGAGGCGTCGTCCACGGCCCGCCCAAGGAAGCCGCCGTACACCTAACAACTTGGTATGTCGCCGGGACAATATCCACGGCGTACATAACCCATTGCACACCATCCCAGTTGATCGCCGGAGCGACCAGCCGCCGCACGCTCTGGTTGTTGGAGAGGCTTACAACCTCTGCTCCCCAGGTTACGCCATCGGATGAACGTCGATAGCAGATTCGTTCTTCCGATCCGGTGTTAGCTGGCTGATACTCCCGATAGAAGCAATACAAGTAGCCGTCATTTCCGTACACCATGTGGGTGTCGCTGTTGTACCCACTACCACCCGGCCAGGCGTCAATCGGATTCGTTGCGGGAGTCGCCCATGTCGTCAGGTCGTTAGATGCGTAGATGCAAGGGTTTTCAATGGTCGAATCAGTGCCGAAGTACGGAGTTGCCGCCATCCAGTAGCGGTAGCTGTTCCACGTATTACCGGAGCCAAAGTCATGGACGCTCGGGTGAATCAGCTCGCCCGTGGCATCAGGCGTTGCAGTCGTCAACCCAGCAGCGGCTGAATCACCACGGAAATTGCTGGGGTTCAGCACCTCGTACCGGCGAGACATCAGCAGTTGACGCACGGCAGGCTTCAAGGAGGCTCTCCTAAAGTTAAAGGGTGATCGCGTACAGCGTGGGCGTGTACACTTCACTGACACCGGCCGGGGTGTAGGCTCCGTTCGTCACCAGGTACCCCCAAACTCCAGTTGCGCCGCAGAGGATCTGCTTGTTGATCTGGTCAACCTGCGCAAATAGAGTTGAGCCGGCATCAGCTGGCGAGCCAAGGTCAATGTATCCCAGATAGGCATCCCGGTCGCCGGCAGGCAAGTCCCAAGCTGCGTTGTCCGCGATAGCACTGGCCGGAGTTTCTCGATATAGGTGCAGGCGGAAGCTAGTCATCCCCGCCGGAATCGCCGCGACCGCAATCATCAAGGCCGCCGAGGTCAGGAGAATGTGGATTTCCGCTGCGTTTGGGAGCGCGGAGAAGCGGAAAGCGCCGCCCACCACGTCACCTGCTGTATAAGGAGTCACGTCAGCCGGACGTGTAACCGTGGGCGAGGCTTTGTAAGAGACGGTGAGCATGATCAGAGTCCTTGCGCGGGGGGTTGTTGGGCGACGCCGGGTTGCGCCTGCTGCATCTTCATCATGAATTCCTGCGGCGACATCGGCTGCTCGCCCATCGCCTTCGCTTCCTGCACGTGGAGCTGGTACGGGCGGGACTGGATGATCTTCGCAGCCTCCGCAGCCATACCATTCCCCAGGGCCGACGGGCCGAGAGGGGCTTGCGCCATCTGTGCAGGCGCCTGCGGGGGAGTCGCCGTACCTTGGCCGCCAAAGGCGGACCGCATCAATTCATTAAGACTGGGCATGTGCCATCCTTGCTGTTACGTCCACTGCTTCCCCTTGCACCCGCGGCGTGACCAGCGCTCTCGCGTCGTTCTGCGCCTGCGTGGCCCACTGTTGTTCGTCAACGCCCTTCGGAGGCAGGGCGACGACGTAGGTGTTGTTCTGCACGTTCTGGGCCCGAGCGCCCATGCCAATCGCCTTGGAACTCAGCTCCAGCGTCTTCAACGCCATGTCCGCACTCTTCGTCGCGGTGAGCTTTTCCGAGAGGATTTCTAGGCTCTGGTGCGCCAGCCCCGTCATCTTCTCGTCCAGCGTCATCAGGATCTGGGGGTTGACCAGCTCCGTCTTCCGGTGCGCGAGCCGGGCCTGGAACGCATCCGAGCCGAAGACCCGACTCACCCAGCCCTGCGTGTACCCGAAATACACTCCGATTTGATCCTGGGTCATCTGCGGGTTCTGCAGGATCAAGTCGATCATCGCATCATGGGTGTACGTCACCTTCTTGATGGCGTCCTTCCCTGTGATCGTGCCTTGCAATGGGTCCACTGGAACCTCCAAACCTATTCGTAGCTCATCGTAAGCCGCTTCCTACACGATGTCAAGCACGAAGAGCGACAGCGCAGGGAAAGTGTTGCGCCGGGCGGCTTCCCAGTGCCCATTTACTACCCTTCCCATAAACCCCCGACATTATTCCCCCGTAATTCCCCGGGTTTACTATCCCCTTGAAAAATTCCGGGGGATACGGAACGAACTCAGGGAAAAAGGGGGCAAAAGTCTGGAATCCGCGTGGGGGTGGAATGCCAGTAAACACGCCCTCTGCGGCCCCCCGCCTGCCGCTTGACCCACCCCCCTCCGTTACAGCTTGCAACACCTCTTGTACGTTCAGTTACGTTAGTGAGCACTGACTACGGAAACTGGTGAGTGAGTGCACGCATTCAAGTTAGTGAGCGCACACCAACCTGCAGTGAGTGGGCACACACTACCATTTCAGTGAGTGAGGACTAACTAACCAGGCGTGCGGAGTGAGGGCTAACGAACCTGGGAGTTAGTGAGGACTCGCAAACATCGGGAACCTGCCGCACCATGATGGTGCATCCAGTCACGTCACACATTGTTGCATTTAAGTTTGCGAGATTGTTTGACAACGGAGGCCCGCTCGCCTATAGTCATACCATCAACAACGGAGGTCCGATATGGATAGTCTCTCTAGCGTGTACGTGGTGGTCGGAGGTAATTGGTTTGCACTCTCCACCGATGGGTCCGATACCATGATGGGAGGTCCGATGAATGCGGATGGTACCCCGGCGTGCGAGGATGGTGAGGTGGTGGTGTTCGAGGATGTTCAAGATCACCAAACCGAGGTGACACTCGTGAACATCGCCACCGCTCTCCGCGCCCTCCGCGATGCGGGAGTCAACGCAAACTCTCTCTCCTAGTCTCCTATAAAAGCCCCGCGAGTCGGGGTTTTTGTGGTAGGATTAGTTTGTGGGTCCAGGGTATCGTCCCAGGGACGTAGGCGATCATTAACAATTCATTGGTATCCCCTCGCGCGATGCGGCACTTGTTGCTAATTCGCTACTGAGGGGAATGGCCCTAGTTTAACCATTGTCACATTGAGGACACACCATGACCGATACCAAGACCCAAGCCAATTCCACCAAGCGCGTGCCCGCCATCAAGGCGACGGTTGTACGCAACGACAAGGACCGCGCAGTCGCGCTTCATCTCGCTTTCCAAGGCGGCACGGAGCTGGCGCTGACGGCAGACAAGCTGACGCAGGACATCCTGAACGAAGCTGTCTGGCACGGCCTGAAGCAGAAGCTGGTTGACGCAGCGGCCATCAGCCGTGACCCCGAAACGGGCCGCAGCGCGACCGTGGCTGACAAGATGGCTGCCGTGACCCGCGTGTACGACCGCCTGCTGTCCGGCATGTGGAACGAACCGCGTGAAGGTGGCGGCTCCGGTTCCCTGCTCTTCAAGGCGCTCTGCCGGCTGAACCCGGCCAAGTCGCCCGAGGCGCTCCGGGAGTGGCTGGACGGCAAGACCGACGAGCAGAAGGCCGCGCTGCGGAAGAACCCGAAGATTGCGGCGGAGATCGTCGCCATTCAGGCGGAGCAAGTGTCCGACGAAGCGCAAGCCGCGGCGGAGGAAGCACTCGCCGAGCTGGACGACCTCGCAGACGCGGAGTAACCCCCCCCCCCGAAAACCCAGAGCCCCCCGAGGCACCGA